CGCTCACCGCCTTCGGCCACGAACAGACAACTCGCGTCATCGTTCTTCTCCGTGGGTCCCAGGCGAAAGCCTGGGGCTCCGGGGTCGCCCCAGGCGCCCCGTGCCATAGGCTCAGGGGTTATCGGACGCCTGCCGCACAAGGAGAAAAGGCCTCCTCATCTTCTGAGGAGGCCTTCTAGTTATGGTGATGTGGCAGAGCGGTCTAATGCTCCGGTTTCCTAAACCGGCGGGGCGGGCCTGGAAAGCAGCCCCCGTGGGTTCGAATCCCACCGTCACCGTTCCTTTTCAGTCAGAGGGCCTGCTTCCTTGGCCGGGCAACCGGCCCTCTGTCGCGCCCAACGGAGGCCATGGGCCTTGTCAGGAGTATCCCATGTGGCAAGCCGCCTTAAGAGACTAAACTAGCCATTCTGGGTTGGCGCCGCGTCGGGCTATGCTCGGCTCGGCGTTGGGCGTATGATGCACCATATTGCGACTCTGTCAACATAATCATAGGTTTATACGTGCAACCGTCGCCGAGATTATCGCTCAAAAAGGCGTTAGAAACCAATCGCCTGCCTGACTTCATCAATCACACAGCGGAAAACGCCAAGGAGAATGCGTGGCTGGCACAACTCCGAAGCGCCCTGTCCAGTCCATCTGAGGCCCAAGTTCAATGACCCAGACCGCCGAACTGATCGAGACCGAGACCACCGCGCTGGCGGTGATCAACATCAACCCCGTCGCCGTCTATACCAACGCTGAGGCGTTCGACGAATATCTGGCGCGCGTCCGCAAGAAGGTCACCGAGGGCTTTACGCCCGACCTGACCACCGACAAGGGCCGCAAAGCCATCGCGTCGCAGGCCTTCGTTGTGACGAAGGAGAAGACTGCTCTGGTCGCTGCCGGCAAGAAACTGACCGAAGACGCGCGGGCCATGATCAAGTCGGTCACCGAGGCCCGCAACGGCATGGAGGAAAGGCTCGACGCCCTGGCCAAGGAAGTTCGGCGCCCGCTGACCGAATGGGAGGAACGCGAAGCGGCGCGGGTCAAACGCTGCGAGGACGCGATTAAGCAGCTTCGCGCCCATGCAGTCATTTCATTCGACGAAACGGCGGCAAGCGTGCAAGTCCGCTGGGCCGCCGTCAATGACGTGGTGATCGACGCCGCCGAGTTCGGCGAGTTCCTTGATATGGCCGAGCAGCTGAAGGCGTCCGCGCTTGATGCCCTCGACGCCGGTTTCAAACGCCTCACCAAGGAAGAGGCCGACCGCGCTGAACTGGAGGCCCTACGCGCCGCCAAAGCGGAACAGGAACGGATCGCTGCGGAACAAGCCGCTGAGGCCGAGCGCGTTCGCCTGGAGGCTGAGGCGGTCGAGCAGCGACGTGTGGAGGCCGAAGAACGTGAAGCCGCCCGTGTGGCCGCCGAGAAGCGCCGTGCGGATGAGATCGCCGCAGCCGCTGAAAAAGCCCGGCTGGACGCCATCGCCCAGGCCGAAGCCGACGCCGCTGCGGAACTGGCCGCCGCCGAAGCCAAAGCCGCTGCGGAACTGGCCGCCGCCGAAGCCAAAGCCGCTCAGGAACTGGCCGACCAACAAGCCGCGCACAAAGCAAAACTGGATCAGATTGAGGCCGAACGCGCCGAAGAACGTCGCATTGCCAAGGCGGCGGAAGACAAGCGGGAGGCCGAACGCATAGCGAAGGAGCGCGCCGAACAGGCGGCGGCTGACCTGGCCGAGAAAACACGGCGCGAGGATGAGGCCCGCACGGCTGATCGGGTGCATCGGTCCAACGTTCTCAAGGCCGCGAAAGAAGCCCTGATTGCCCAATGTGACATCGACGAACCAACGGCAAAAAAGATCGTCATCGCCATCATGGCTGGCGAAATTCCCGCAATCTCAATCAAGTTCTGAGGGTAAAATGCCTAACGACATCATCCAGCAAGACACCGCCCCGGTGCAGGACGCCAGTTCGATCATGGCCGCGATTGTCCGCGTTGCCAGCGATCCGAACTTCAATCCCGACACGCTCGAAAGATTGTATTCCTTGCACGAGCGGGAGTGCGGGCGCCAAGCCAAGGCCCAATATGCCGAAGCGCTTGCAGCGATGCAGCCTCATTTGCCCGTGGTTGGCCGTAACGGGACAATCGTGATCAAAAAGCAAGGAACCCAGGAAGTCGTCCAATCGACGCCTTACACCCTATGGGAAGACGTGAATGAGGCGATACGCCCCCAGATGGCCGAGCACGGCTTCGCCCTTTCCTTCCGCATAGGCAAGGAGGCCGATAGGGTCGTCGTCACGGGCATTCTCTCGCACAAGGCGGGCCACCAAGAGGAATCGACGCTAAGCCTGCCCTTGGACACCACAGGCTCCAAGAACAACGTCCAGGCCATCGGGTCCAGCGTCAGCTATGGCAAGCGCTATGTCGCCATGGCTATGCTCAACATCACATCGCGCGGCGAAGACGACGACGGAAAGGCCGCCGATCCGAATTTCCTGATCAGCAATGACGAACTGGACGACCTCAACGCTCTGATGGATGAGGTAGGAGCCGACCGAACCCGGTTCCTGAACTTCATGAAGATTGACGCGCTGGCGACGCTTCCGAAAAGTCGCCTGCCCGAAGCGATCAAGATGCTGGAGGCCAAGCGCAAATGATCCAGATCCATGACGTAGCGCAGAATACGCCTGAATGGGCCGCGTTGCGCGCCGGGCGGCCAACAGCCTCCGAATTTTCGTCCATTTTGGCGAAGGGCGAAGGCAAGACCAGAGCCGCTTACATGCGCCGCTTGGCTGGAGAGATCGTCACGGGCGAACCCGGCGAAACCTTCACGAGCCCCGTTCTTGATCGAGGTCATGCTATGGAGGCTGACGCGAGAGCGCGTTACGCCTTCGAGCGTGATGTTGACCCGCAACTTGTCGGATTCATCACCAACGGCCCAAAGGGATGCTCCCCGGACGCCCTGATCGGCGAAAACGGCATTTTGGAGATCAAATCCAAGCGAGCAGATTTGCTGATTGAGACCCTGCTAAAGAACGAAGCGCCGCCCGAACACAAGGCGCAATGTCAGGGCGCTTTGTGGATCGCTGAACGCGAATGGATCGATCTGGCGATCTATTGGCCGAAAATGCCAATGCCGGTTTTCAGGCTGACCCGCGACGAAGCCTATATCGCCAATCTCTCAAGCGAAGTAGACCGGTTCATCGACGAATTGGCAACGATGGTCGAGAAAATTCGCGCCTACGGGTCCAAGACGTGACCGACACGGCGCCACCAATCGTCTTCACTTGGTCGGGCGAGGCTATGGTCCCGCGCCTTCCTCGTTTGGCGGATCGCTATTTCGTCGTGGGACAGAGCTACCGCCTCGTTGAGCACAACGACCGCTCAATGGCCTCACACCGGCACTATTTCAGCCTGATTAACGAGGCGTTCGACAACCTACCCGAGGGCATGGCTGGTCAATTCCAGTCCGCCGAACATCTGCGAAAATACGCGCTGATCAAGGCCGGCTACGCCAACGAGCGTTCGGTTGTCTGCACCTCAGAGGCCGAAGCCAACAAGGTGGCCGCGTTCATCGCCCCAATGGACGAATACGCCCTGGTGGTGGTCGCTGGCGCCGTGGTGAGGGTGTTCACGGCCCAAAGCCAAAGTTACCGAACCATGGACAAGGCAACCTTCGCAGCCAGCAAGGAAGCCGTGATGGGCGTGCTCTCCGACATGATCGGGGTTGCGGTGGATTCGCTCAAGGCTCAGGTCAACGAAAGGCAAACAGCATGATCATCCTACGCGCGTTCACGTGCGCCGATCCAGTCCCGAACGGATCGCCCCCTTCGTCGGGCGCGAACTTGCCGATAAGCTAGAAAATCCCATTGTTTTTCAAAGCCAAGCGGTGGGCGCGGGAACGCCCTACACGACCACTCACGGCTATGACGTCACGGTCCTTATCGACCTCTGCAAGGCGATTATTCAAGCGGATGCTGAAGGTAAGCTACTTCCTCAGATCAAGAAGCAGGCTTGCGAGTTCGCCCGTGAGCGGCATTGTTCGGGGAGAATGACCGCATCTCGTCGAAGCCGCTG